TAGCCATCGCGGACGACACGGTAGCGACGCCACCAAGTGGAAAGGGAAGACGGCACTGGAAAGCAACCGCTACCAGCGGGTGAGTTTGTTTCTGTTTTCATAAGTCTTTTGGCGCTGGTATCGGTGCCTGCGCTGTGGCGTTCAGTTTCTCTTCGACAGTCACCCATAGCGACTGCGGAGGCATGTCGATGCCTTGGCGCTGCCACTTCTCGCGGCAGTCCTTGGCGTTGTGGGCGTAAAGGTTTTTCGATTGAGTATCTTTCACGGGGTGGCACCAGCATTGCGTGTGGCACTCATGGAGCGGTTCGCCGTTACCGACTGGTATGCAGTGTATGTTATTCATGGTCGAAAGTTTCCTCCCCTGTTGTTACGCCGAGAGGTAGCGGGGTGGGTTTACGTCTGCCACTCCTGCCCGCCATTTAGCCGTTGAGGGCAACACCAGGGCGTCCCCTTGGGCGGTCAAAACTGAACCATACGATGCATGGAATGCCGCAGGGGCATCATGCGCGAGGTCGAAAACTGGGGGTGCGGCATCCATGAGCTAGGCGTTCACACCCCCACCGGCTCCGCCGGCACATCCTGCCAATGCGTCACGTCGATCGGATGTGGGGCCGCGTGTGACGAGTCCCACCAGTCCTCGCCCTCATGATAGCCGAGCAGCACCTCATCACCACCCCACACCAGCACGGTGATCTGATCATCCGGCAGCGTCTCGCTCGCACGCCACCAGCCGCGCGCATCCGGCTTCGGCTCGGTGCGCCGCGCTGCCTTGCCACTGCCACCCGCGCCATCCCGCGCCATGTCCAGCCCGGTCTCGATCAGCTCGCGCTCTACCAGCATCACGCAGCCATCCACGCATCTCGGCGCGGCGACCACATGCACCGGCACGCCCAGCTCACAAGCGACCTCGCCCCATCGGCGGCCTTTAGGATCACCAGGCATGAAACCATCGGCATACTCATAGGCCCGCCACGGCTGGCCCGACTCGCCCTGGCAGAAGTGCCAGCGCCTCTCAAACGGCTCAAACACATAACCCGCCGACACCGGATGCGTCTTCGCCATCGCGCCCATGCGCTCGATCCACTCGGCATGCCACCGGCGCGGCTGCAGATACTTTGCCTCGATCGCCGCGCGGGCCATCGCGCCGCTCATCGGCTCGCCGCTCACCGGATCATGCAGCACCATCTGCACGGCCGCCGCCGCCGCATCCTCGCCCACATCACGAGCCACACGCAGCACCATCTCGGCCGTGTTCATGCCCAGCACACCGCTCGCCATCGCCTCGCGGGCCGACTCAGGCAGATTGCCCGCGAGATCCAGCCAGAGCTGCACGCGTTCCTGGCTCACGCCCAGCGCATCCGCCAGTTTCCCCAGCTCGATGCCCAGCGCGCTGCCGTTCTCCGCCGCCAGAATGCGCTCGTCGATGTTCAGCGATACCGTGTGCCCGTGATCCTGCAGGAGAAACAAAAACGCCTGCTGCTCATCGGCGAAATCATGCACCACCATCGCGCATTCCTTCCACCCGATCGCACGCATCGCATTCACTCGTCGATGCCCTTTCAAAAGCAGCAGCTCCTTCGCGTTCGCGCCGCGCTGCCACACATGGATCGCATCTTGCAGCCCCACCCGCCGCAGCGATTCCTGCAGCTCCTCGGTGGACGCCAGCGCATCGCGCCTCGGGTTCCGGTCCCATTCCACGACCTTCGTGAGATCGCCCGTCTTGATGTATTTTTGGCTCATAATGTTTCGCTCGTTTCCTTTCTGAGATTGCGGCGATGCTGCCCGCCGCGGTTCGTGTTCCCTTCCTGCGCCTCGGCGAAGACCGCCGACGCCTCTCGTGATTTGCTGAACCACGGCGTGAAAGCCGCGCCGCCGCGATGCATCCGCGCACTCGCACGGACGATCATGTCGTCCATCAGCGCCTTCAGCGCCGCACTCGGTGCGCTGCGCTGGTTGCTCGCCTTCAGTTGCCAAAGCTCGCCCACCCTTGCCAGCGATGGCAGCACATCCTCGATCGTCGGATCACACTGTGGTCGAAAAGCATACGCCAGCAGCGACACACGCCGGCCCAGCAGCCGTGCCGAGTGCGCCACGCGCCCGTTATCCGTCAGCAGCTCGACCACCTGCTGCCGTGTCCCCTCATCACAATCCTGCGCCACGCTGAGATCATACGTCCATGGCGTGATCGTCGCCCACTCCGGCACCAGCGGAGACGACGGCACCAGCCGCCACGTCAGCAGCGACGCCCGCTTCCCCATGTCCTCCAGGCATCCGGCACCAATGACGGACTCACTCAGCACCGCCGCCAGCAGCCGCATCGCATCGCTGCGTCCGCCGCAGTTCAGGCCCCGTGCCCCCTGCTCCGCCGCCACACGCTCAATGTAAAGATTGTCGCTCATATCAGTTGGTGAAATCAATCTGCTAATTGCGCTGCAATGCGCAGCAGCTCCTTTGCGGTCATCTCGCATGCCTGGTTGAAAATGATCGTGTTTTTGCGCGTCAGCACATAAGGCACGTCCACCTTTACCGGCTCGGCGGGCGGCCTTTGGGACTCGATCCATTGGCGCTGTTCGGCGAGGCTGCGGACATGGCTTGCTGCAAAAACCTGCCGCACCTGCTGCGGCGTCAGGTGTTGCACATTGACCTGTAGCGTGTCTGTTGTGCCGTCGCGCAAGATCAGCACCTCCACCGGGCCATTCATCAGCCTTTCCTGCTCGGAAAACGGCAGCCGCTCAAGCCTCCGTGCCGCCGGATACTCAGCCAGCAAAAGCTGCGGGCAGAGTTGCTTGCGACCGATCCGCTCCAGTTGCGCCAGCACATCGACAGGCATCTCGCTTTTTTCAGCGATGTCTTGCAGGTTGTAGCCTTCATCAAGGATCTCGACCAGCAGCTCTCCCGCCTTGAGATAGGCTAAAATGCCCTCGGTTACCGCTTTCCTCAATGCGGCCAGTTTTGAATCCATTTTGCTCAATGTTGTCGTCTTCATGCGTGTTGTTTGGTTGTTTGTTCGCTCTTTGCCCAGCCGATGAACCGGCTTAAAAGATTTTGCTTGGCAAACCATGCCCGTGCCGCCGCCGTGCTGACGCGGCCTGTTTTCTCAGCCCGCTTAAGGGCTTTGGCCGCAGTTTCTGCCGCCTGGGATTTCTCGGCCCTCAAAAATTCAAACAAGCTGCCTAACTTGTTCTGAATCAAATTTTGATGAACCGTGACTTGGAAATCATCCTGCCAATACCAGGCACTTGAATACCACTCCGTTGCTTTTGGAATACAAACAGCACTCGTCGCCATACGCCTCAGAAGCCGCAGTGTGACTTTTGTCCTTTTTTCTTTGATGAGCGATTTTACAAACCGACCAATGCGATATTTAAATGGCAGCACATGCAGCTGCGCAATGATGGGTAGCACCTCGTGTTGAAACTTGGTCAGAGAAATACCCTCTTCGGGGACCGCTCGGCGTGCCTGGTATGCAAGATTACTGCAATGCTCAAAGTCTTCATATTTGGGATTGCTAACCTCGCCAATGACCGGGCACACGTGCAAAAAAGCCGAGCAACGCACCAGCACATTGCAGTCTGCACTGTTCTGTCGCTTTAAGGGTAGATCCGTAACCGCCTTCTGAAACGCTTTTTGGTTGATCCATCCGCAGCCTTTTTCTCCTGTTGCTTTTCCAATCCAAAATTTCACCATCCTTTCGTTGATCTCTTGCCCACGAGAGGGGTAAAAATCTGGAAAAAACAAACCTAATTGAATCGCCCCGTATTGGTAGCTATGGTCTGGTGCACAAAAAACCTGGTCTCCATTCTGCCAGTAGCATTCCCAATCCAGTTTTAGATTTTTTTTGGAGTAGTTATTGATGCGAGGATGGCAAACCACAGCCAGCAGCTTGCTTGCATTTTTGTCTGTCGACTCACTCATAGCAGCCACCCCCATTTCTCCTCCATGCGTTTCGCCTGCTCGCGCATCCTCTCCTCGCAGGCCGTGATGATGTTCGCACACGCCATCAGACAGCAATGCGCCGACGCCTTCTCCAGCGAAAGCGTCATCTTGTCCGTCGCCGAAACATCCTCGCGCCCGAGCAGATCCTCGATCAGCCGCACCTGCTCGCTCCACTGATCCATCTTCTGCCTCGCCTGCTGCAACGTCTGCGCCGGGAAATCCCGCACCGCACACGTCGCCGGAGCCGTGTTCCAAATGGTGTTCATATCAATCATTGGTTGTAGTTTTGAGTTCATCCTTCAAAGCATCTCAAAGAGCACGCCCTGCCGCGTCGCATTCGCCAGGTTCTCACACGCCGTTTTGAAATAGCTCTCCTTCAGTTCGGCCCCGATAAATCGACGCCCCATTTGCAGCGCGCAGTAGCCTTCGCTGCCGATGCCAGCGAAGGGCGAAAAAATCACATCATCCTCCGCGCTCCACAGCGTCAGCGCCCGCTCGATCACATCCAGTTGCAGCGGGCAGATGTGGCGCTCATCCTTCGATTCACTCGCCTCGCGGCCGTTCAGCACGCGCCCTTGATCCACCGTCATCCACACCGGGCTCGCCAGCTCCTGCCAGCGATCCAGCGGCAGCGACTCCACCGTGTGCGTGATCGGCTTCGGATTCACCCCAGGCTTGCGAAACACCAGCAGATAGTCCGCACTGCCCACCCGGCTCTTGCTGCTGTCCGTGCGCAGCGTCTTGTAGAGCAGCCCGTGCGCCTTCGTGCGCTGCATCTCTGTGACTGGATCTTTCCAAATGCACACCCGTGAATGCAGCAGCCATCCGCGCTCACGAAACGCACTCGCGATCGCCCCGGAGAAGTCTTTGAACTCGATGTCACCATCCTTCCACTTCGTCGCCAGTAGATCGCAGCAATGCACCGCGCACTCGCGCCCTGGCATTGTGATCCGCATCAGCTCATCGATCAAGTATCCAAACTGCTCCATGAATCCCTCCATGTCCTTGCAGTTCCCCATGTCCTGCACGTCCGAGGAATAGGTGAACAAATCTGCGAAGGGCGGCGAAAACACCGCCATCCCCACGCTATCATCCGCCAGTGTTTTTGCCACGCGCACACAGTCCCCGTGATACATGGTCCAATTGTCGCCGATTCGTTGTTTGATCTCCGTGTTCATGATCGTGATGTTTGATTGCCCTGCCAAAGTCTCCTTCGTGAAGCGCATCAGCTCGCGCATCGTATTGTGCTGTTCCGTCTTCCGCATGATCGCCGCCATCACGCCATCCTCCGTGTCCGCCTGCACGATGTAGCGCCGCACCGTCCGCTGCTGGCCAAAACGATGGATGCGCTTCCCTGCCTGGTAGAATCGCTCATAGCTGTGAGTCATCCCCACGTAGATGTCGTGGCAGCAGTGCTGCCAGTTCAGTCCGAATCCCGCGATGCTCGGTTTCGTCACGATCACCCGCGCCTGCCCCGTTTGGAAAAGGTGCATCTTCCGCTCCTTGTGCTCCGGCTTATCCGATCCCGTCACCTCCACCGCATCCGGGATCGCCAGCGCCAGTTCGTTGCTCTCCTCATTACTCTCCGTCCACACGATGAACTGCTCCGCCGTCGCATTCACGATCTTCGCCGCCGCCTCCACCCGCTCCTTCATCGTCCGGCGCATCTCATTGTGCAGATTCGTCGCTGACGTGTTCGCCGTGCGGAAAAGCTCAAACCCATCATCTGCCCGATGATCCACATGCACCGTCACGATCTGCGTCTCGATCGGCGGCAGCTCATAGCCCTCATCACTGAATCCCAAATCACTCGGCTTGCTCACGCATGCCGCCCAAGACGAAACCCACCGCCAAAACGCATCTTCGCTGTGCCCCTTCAGCCGCCACGTTCCCGTGTCGAAGGTATCATTGATGAAATACGTCGCCAGCATCTCCGCTGGCTTGCAGATGCCCAGGAAATCCGCGTGCTGGCCCAGCTCCGTAAAATCATTCGGCGCAGGCGTCGCCGTGCAGCACAGCCGAAAACGCGTGCCTTCAAACCGCTTCGCCAGCAGTTGCCGCGTCTTCCCCGTGAAAGACTTCAAGATGCTCGATTCATCCAGCACCACGCCCCCAAAAACCACCTCATCAAACTTCTCCAGCCGTTCGTAGTTCGTGATGCAGATGCCCGCGCCCTGCACATCCTCCGGCTCGCGCACATGAGTGATCGTGATGCCAAACTTCTGCCCCTCCGCCACCGTCTGCTCGGCCACCGCCAGCGGGCACAGAATCAGCACCGGCATCTGCACGTGCTCCGCCACCTGCCGCGCCCACTCCATCTGTTGCAGCGTCTTACCCAGCCCGCAGTCCTCAAACAAAGCCGCCCGGCCCTGCTTCAAAGCCCACCGCACGACCATCTTCTGCCACTCAAACAACGGCGCATGAATGTCCATCGGTTCAAATCCAGCCGCTTCGACCGTCCTGATCTTGCGCTGAACAAATTCATCATATCTGACCTTCATACCGCACCTCCTTCTAACTCATAACCCGTAACCCCTAGCAAAGAACGCTCCCTCATCGCCTCCATCCCCTGCCTCAGCCTTGCAATCGCCTGCCCCTCGTCAATCAGCACCGGCATCTCACACTCCACACCAGGCGCGAGCTGCTGCTGCTCAAATTCAAAAACGCGCACCTGAACGCGCCGCGGCCCGTCATGCAGGTCGATCACGAAGCCATGCTTCGCCGGTTTCAAAATCTCCGCCCGTGGCATTTCATTGGTCGTCATCACGCATTCCTCCTCCGGTTGATTTTTCCCGCCGCGTAGCTTTCGGCATGCAGCACATCCGCCCGCGAATACACCGCCTTCCAGCCACGCGTGCCCTTGAGCGGCCGCAGTCCCCAGGCACGGCATTTCCGCGCCAAATAAAACAGCCGCATATCCCCGTCCGCCGACTCGATGCCCCACCGCTCGCACAACTCCTTCGCCGTCAGCGGGGCCGTCTCATCAGCGCGGACACTCTTGTCCGACCCGCCAACTCGCGACTTGATCTCCCGCAGCTCATCGAGCACCCGCCCCAGCATCTCCATGACTTGAGACGCCTCCAGCGTGTCACGCAGCGATTCCGCATTCCGCATTCCGCATTCCGCACTCATGCCGCCGCCCTCCTTTCTCCTTGTCTAATAGTCTGATTGTCTCCCTGTCCAGCCCCACCCTCCAGCGGCATCACATAGACCCGCGTGTGATTACGATACACCACCGGCGGCGTCACGATCGCGCCCCGCCTCATGCGGCTTTGCACGCCTTTGATGGTCAGGTGCAGCTTGTCCGCCATCCGCAGCATCCACTCGCGCAGCGAGATCGCACCCGCCGGCAGCTTCCGCCGCTGCTCCTTGCGCTTCTCCTCGCTCAGCCGGTGAATCCTCCGGCACTCCGGACAGCGGGAATGCCCCGGCTCGACCTGACTCGAACACTCACGGCACAGCCCGGCCGCCTTGCGTGCGCGAAACCGCTCGCGCTGATACCTCGGCGAGCCCGACACCGCGTCCGAGTCCACTTTAATCCGCGCTTGCAGCCCCGTCTCCACCAGCCGGATGCGATGCCTCACACTCTCAAAACCCAGCGCCGAGATCAGCTTGCGGTGCCTCGCCTTTGATTTAGCGACGCGCAGCAGCCAGCCCAGCCGCATCTGCACCCGACCCGCCGTCGCCGCCGCCACCATGTCCATCAGCGTGGCGATCCCATCGCTGTGCAGCTCCTTGAGCAGGAGATCCGCCTCACCGCACTTCCCCTGCATCTCCTCCGGATTCAACACCCACCACTTCGCCGCGTGCGTGATCGCCAGATCATCCGTCAGCGAGTCCAGCATCGCCGCCGCCAGAATCCACTCGCTGTCGTTGATCGTCATCATCTCCCCCGCCTGCGCGCCCGTCATGCGCTCAGCATTCGCTATCGGCAGTTCATGATGCCGACCGCTCAACGCGCCCACCGGCAGCACCGTCAGCCCATCACCCCTAACCCCTAACCCATCACCACGCTTAACACTCATGGCCTGCCTCCTTTCTCAACCAAGAAGGGAGCGCGGACACTCCTGTCCGCTGCCTCCACCTCCATCACGCGCTTCGCCAGGATCGCCGTAATGACCACCCACCCCAGCCAGCACGCCCCCAGCCAAACACACAGCAGCATCAAATAATCCCCAAAGCGCTGCGTCCGCCGATACCTCGTCATCGGCTGTGAAAAAAACGACTCTCTCGCCTTCATGCGCGACCTCCTTCCACCTTGACCCGATTGATATTCACCGGCAGC